CTGGAGACAAAAGTCGCAGCACTTGAAGCCGAATAAAGGAGAAAACCTATGGCACGAACTACAGAAGAAAAGGCACAAGACTACACAGCGATGGGTCACTCTGTTGACCTCATCAATGCTATAATCGCTGGCTCTCAGATGGCAAACGAAGACGCCTCTGAACGTCAGGCTTGTGTTGACCGCAATGTAGAACACCTTGAGTTGATGAAAGCCAAAGACGATTGGGGTTCTGAAGACATGGCGGCTATCACAAAAGCTATCACTGACGGCAAAGCGTACAAGGCAAGCTAATGTTTGCCGTTGGGTCTTTTTCACAAGAACCTTTTGGTGCTTCAGAAGGTGGCTTGATCAAAGGCTCTCCGGCTTCTCTATCGTCTAATTTTACGCAAACAAGTGCTGCAAACCGGATCACCGTCGGGTCCATGACGATAAGTGGTATTGCCAGTATTGCTTCGGCAGCAAGTGGTATCTTGTTTGGCACCGTTGGTACGTTAAGCTCTAATATCACGCAATCAGCCGCCGGTCTGCGTGTGCGTACAGCAGGCACTGGTGTGCTTGATGTAATTGTCTCTCAAGCCACTACAGCGGTATACTTGGCTCAGCCTTCTTTAAATTTAATTACTTCGGTGGTACAATCCACAAACGGTGAGCTAAAATTTGAAGAAATAGATGCAGGAGCCACCGCAGAAACATGGACAGAGATCACACATACAGGTGACACTTGGACCGAGATCAATGCTGGCACTACGGCAGAAACATGGACAGAGGTGGTAAATTAAATGGCATCTTCATACACAGCCAACCTAGGCATTGAGAAACCCGGTTCTGGTGAACAGGCGGGTACTTGGGGTACGACCACCAACAACAACTTTGACATTATTGACCGTGCTATCAACGGCGTTCTGTCTCTGTCTTTGACGGGGACCACGACTACATTGACAACGACTGATGGGTCACTGTCCGACGGTGGACACAAGGTATTACTTCTTGGGGGGTCTCCCTCCGGCACTAACACGATAACGATCAGCCCGAATGATCAAGACAAGGTATACTTAGTCAAGAACAGTTCTGGTCAGACGGCTACCTTTACACAAGGCTCTGGTGGCGATGCGTCAGTCACTAGCGGCGAAACAGCGTGGATATTTGCAGATGGCGCAGGTTCCGGCGCACAGGTGCAGAAAGCCAGCTTTATTCCGGAGATAAATTCAGATCAAACCCCGGCGCTTGGCGGCGTTCTTGTTGCAAACGGTAACAATATTGAGTTTGGAGATAGCTCTGGCGCGGAAGTTAACAGATTGAAGTTTGGTGCTGGGGATGATGTTTCTGTGTATTGGGATGGCACAGACGGTCACATCACCACGTTAGGCACCTTGAACATTGACGGTGCTGATGGCCACGAAATGGCAAAGTTTGTAGATGGCGGTGCCGTGGAGCTTTATCACAACGACAGCAAAAAGATTGAAACTACCTCGGCAGGCGTAGATGTTACCGGCACGGTGCAAGGCGACAGCTTCACGTTGGACAATGGATCAAATGATTGGACGGTGACTGTTTCGTCAAACAAGTTACGTTTCAATTATGCAGGCACTGCTAAAATGGAATTAGATACTAGCGGTAACCTGAAGGTCACGGGCGACGTAACTGCGTTCGGCACCATTTCGTAGGAGGCACAGATGGGCGTTGATGGCGGTGCGGGCAACGCAATCTCCTTATCAGAGATTCAGTCTTTCTACGGCGGGTCTAATCCTATAAGTCTGTCTGAATATTATCGCAATGGCAGCTTGGTGCCGGGTGATCAAGTAACCGCACAAAGCGATACCAACGGAACGACAAGTCAAACTATTGGTCAGTTTTCTGTTGCCGTGAGCAGTGCCTTCAACGGATCACTCAGTAGTGCAAGCAATGTTGGAACTCCCGGATCTGTAACCGTCGCTGCTAATACAGCAGTTATTACTCCCATAAATTTACACGAAGATAAAGATGGTGGTTCGAGCAGTAGGACTGTAACTATACTTGTAAATGGAAGTAGCATTGGATCGTTCACAACGGAAGACACCACTGGAAATGGAGCAGGTCTAGCCCCCGGTAGAATTAGAGGTCCAGCTGCTTTAGGGGCTGGATCAGCGCCGATACTAGCCACCCTTTCAGCAGGCGACGTTGTTTCATTCAGCCACGGTGGTAATTATGGATCTGCTCCCGGTTTTCTTTCGCAGATTCAGACTCGTCCAGAAACTTTTGATGTTTCTTTTACCAACAACAATGCCACTACAATAACTTTAAGCTCTGGATCTACAGGCGGCGCACAAAGCTATACGCAAAGTCAGAGCAGACAAGTAAAAGACGATTCGTCAACCGCCAACTATACATTAGGTTATGCGGCTGTGTTGGGTAACACAAATGTGCCGGCCAGCGGCACCATTAATATGGATGTGTTCAACGCACCGGGAACGGCGACACCGTAATGCCACTAACTAAGCTACAATTCAGACCCGGCATCAACCAAGAGGTTACTTCGTATTCTAACGAGGGTGGTTGGCGCGACTGTGACAAGATTAGGTTTCGGTTTGGGTATCCAGAAAAGCTGGGTGGCTGGGAGAAGTTTAGTTCGTCCACCTACCTTGGATCCGCTCGTGCGCTACATAACTGGATCGCGCTCGACGGCTCAAATTACCTCGGTATTGGCACACATCTAAAATATTACATCGAAGAAGGCGGGGGGTTCAATGACATCACACCCATCCGTTTGACCACTAGCGCGGGTGATGTAACTTTCGCAGCTACCAACGGCAGTACAACTATCACCGTTACAGACACCGGACATGGCGCAGTCGAAAATGACTTTGTTACCTTTTCTGACGCAGCTTCGTTAGGTGGCAACATTACTGCTGCGATCCTCAACATAGAACATCAGATCGTTAGTATCATCAACGCTAACAGCTACACGATCACGGCTAGTGTGGCAGCTAACTCTTCCGACAGCGGCAACGGCGGGTCAAGCACCGTGGGTGCATATCAAATCAATGTTGGTCTAGACTCGACGGTTGGCGGTACAGGTTGGGGTGCAGGCTTGTATGGCGGCGTGGCGGCAGGCGCTCTTGAGACCACCATCAACGAGGGCGGTACGTTTTCTGATTCCGACACTACGCTTACCGTGACTAGTGGCACAGGCATAGCCACTAATGACCTGATATTAATCGACAACGAAATATTAAAAGTCACCAACGTATCGACCAACGATTTGACTGTAACACGCGCACAGTCTGGCACAGAAGCGTCAACACATGCCAACGGTGCTACCGTGACTTTGATTGAGGGCAATGCTAACTCTGACAATGATTATTTTGGTTGGGGTGATGCAGCGTCCGGCGGTCTGACAACAACGACACAGATTCGTCTTTGGTCACACGACAATTTTGGTGAAGATCTGCTAATCAATGCACGGGACAGCAACATCTTTTACTGGGATCGCACAAACAATCTGTCCACACGCGCCATCGAACTATCCACGCTTACCGGTACAAAGACAAGTGTTCCGCAAAAAGCAAAACAGGTGCTTGTCTCAGATCAGGATAGACATGTCATCGTGTTTGGTGCGGACGGTTTGGGTGCAAATTCTAGCGCCACACAGGGTGATGGCGTACAAGACCCCTTATTGATACGGTTCTCCAGCCAAGAAAATCCTATCGACTTTTTTCCAACAACTACTAATACCGCAGGTGATCTTCGTTTGGGTGCGGGATCAACTTTTGTTCAAGCTGTCGAAACAAAGCGTGAGATTCTAGTTTGGACTGACACGGCTTTGTTCTCGATGCGGTTTATCGGTCCACCGTTTACATTTGGTCTATCGCAGCTTGCTTCCAACATCACGATCATGGGTCCAAGCGCAGCCGTAGCCACAGAGGACGTTGTATATTGGATGGGCATAGATAACTTCTACATCTATGCCGGTCGTACGCAGCAGCTTCCATGCACCGTGCGGCAAAAAGTATTTGGTGACTTCAACCGTTCTGAATCTGATAAGGTGACTTCTGGTATCAACTCTGAGTTTAGCGAGATATTCTGGTTCTACCCGTCAGCTAACGCCACGGAGAACGATAAGTATGTGATATATAACTACGGCGAAAAGGTGTGGTACTTTGGCAGTTTAGCTAGAACAGCATGGCTGGATCGCGGAACAAGAGCCAATCCCTTAGCGGCTGGTAATCAATACATATTCAACCACGAGATTGGCTTTGACGATGACGGATCAGCCATGACTTCGTTCATTGAATCTGCCGCGATTGATATCGGTGATGGCGACAAGTTCACATATATCAGGCGCGTGATACCAGACTTGACGTTCTTGGGATCGACTAACTTGAGTAGTCCTCAAGCGGTGTTTACCGTAAAGTCTCGACGATTTCCCGGTGCATCATTTGATAATACAGATGCAGGAACTACAATCGGATCAATATCAGGTGACGTTGAAACATTTACAGAGCAGTTGCATTTACGTTCACGTGGACGATCTTTTGCTGTTCGTGTAGAAAGCACAGCGCTTGGGACTAAATGGAAATTAGGAAGTCCTCGTATTGATTTACGTCCTGATGGGAGACAATAGTGGCACAGGTACAAAACCCACCGCCCAGATTGCCAGAAGCTCCTGAAGATTATGACCCACAATATATGGCAGATTTGCTTCGAGCTTTAGAAATATTTATTTCGCAAGAACGAACGCCCGGTGAGATGCGTGGCACAAAGTTAACTTTAACAGACTTACCTACAAGTGCCTCTGGATTAGAAACTGGTGCTTTATATAATGACAGCGGCACTGTCAAAGTTGCAACATAGAGTTTGTGAAAAAACTCTAACAAGGGTATCTTTAGTTTTGAGGTATATATCATGACTGCTCCATATCAAGAAGTTGCTAACGGATTAGCTTCTCTTGGTCGTTTTGAGGACAATTACATTGTTCACGCGGCTGAGGGCGAAACAGTTATTCCTGCAGAGGTTCTTGAGTCGAATCCACAGTTAAAAACAAGCCTGTTTAATCAAATGCGGGCTATGGGAATTGATCAGCCTGAGCGTTATGTTGTAGGCAACGAACTAAATTCTATTAACCCTCAAACTGGTCAGCCTGAATTTTTCTTTAAATCTATCGGTAAAACTTTAAAAAAAGCCGCGCCGATTATTGGTTCCGTCGTTGGCGGGGCTATAGGCGGTCCTATAGGGGCGGCTATAGGCGGGGGCTTAGGTTCCTTAGCTGGCGGCGCTTCGCCCGAACAGGCGCTTATAAACGCGGGATTAAGTTTTGCTGGTGCTAAATTTATTGGACCGGGACTAGATAAGGCTCTAGGTCCAACGTCAACAGGTATTGTTGGACCGGGTACAGCAGGAACAGTTGGTAGTCTTTTACCTCAAAACGTCGCGAGTGCGCTTCCAAGTCTTGGAAGTATGGGCATAGGTACAGCTGCCGCTCTTGCGCTCGCTCCTGCAGCTAGCGGTATGATTTCTGACGCGTTAAAACCAGAAGAAGTCGCAGAGCCAAATAGACGTTCCGTCGTTGATGAATATTATGCAGCGTTAGCTAGAGGCGAAAACCCTCCTTTACCGCCTGAATTAACACCACCGCCACAAGACTCGTTGTTTGGATTAGAAACTCAAGCACCGCCGCCTACTTACGATGACGTTCTTGTCGATCCTGTTTATGGGCGTCCGATGTTTAGACAAGCAGCTTATGGCGGATATATAAAAGGTCCGGGAGGTCCACGCGACGATAAAATTCCTACATTACTTTCTAATACAGAATTTGTACAAACTGGTAAGGCAGTAGCTGGCGCGGACCCAACTGGTCAAAACAACCCTGATAGGGGTGCAAAAACTATGATGGGGATTATGCGAGCGTTTGAACAAAAAGCTGATCAAAACGCAAGAGCGATGGCTTAGGGGTTTACCATGGCACAAACACAAACCGTAGAACAAATTACACGCCTCGCTCCGTTTATGGAAGATTATGTCCGGAAACTTTTAGAGTCCGGATATCAACGCGTAAAAGACCCAGTAGATATCCCAACTCAACAAGTAGCGGCATTAACACCAGAACAAATAAGAGCAGGTCAATTAGTCGATCAAGGTATTGGTACATATCAACCTTTACTTGATGAATCAAAAGCAATGATTGGTAGCGGCACTGGACTTGTCGGACAAGGTGCGGCCATGATGGCGGACCCGAACGCATACCGTTCGTTTATGAGTCCGTATACTAGCGAAGTTATTGATCGCGTAGGTCAAGATATCGCTGAACAAACTCGCATGCAACAAAATCAATTAGGTGCTACCGCAGTAGGCGCAGGAGCGTTTGGTGGCTCACGACAGGGTATTGCAGAAGGAGAAATAGGAAAAGCAGGGTTAAGATCTTTTGGAGATGTGGCTTCTCGTCTACGCGAATCTGGTTTTCTAAACGCGCAAAATTTAGTTGGGCAACGAGCTGCTGGTCTTGGTGCGTTTGGTGGTCAATTAGCTGGTTTCGGTGGTCAACTTGCAAACTTAGCTGGTCAAACCCGACAATTAGGACAGCAAGATATTTCCAATCTTCTCGGAATAGGTTCGCTCGGTCAACAGCAAAACCAAGCTGTGCTTGATGCCCAGCGTGCGACA